TCAATCACGTTCTAATTCATGTACATCTAATGGGGCATAGAAATCACTTCTATCACTATTATGTACTGTATTTGTGGATTTAGTATTTTTGTATTTAGGTTTCAAACGAGGAATACCACTTTCATCCTCAACCATATATTTTTCAAAGTGATCAAATAATTTCTTACTCTTCTCTCGTTTCCTATTTAATTCCACCTCTTCCAATTCAGATTCTTTTATTCGTCTGCTTTGTTCTACACTGGTATTCACTTTTGAATTTCCATGAGGATTGTTTGGTATCAAAGAATCTAACAATTCTTTAAATCCTTTAATTCCATCACGACCAGGCAAACCCATAGCATTTGATCTGATAAATGCTTTACGAAAGAACCAAGTCAATTCTGTAAACAGAAGATTTATTATCTCTATATCATCAGAAACCAATTTCGTATCTTCAAGTTCGTATATTACATTATTCAAACCATTGATCAGACATTCGGCATAATATCCCGATACGATAAATCTCTTTTTAGCATCACCCAAATCTCGCCACTTAGTATAGCAATTTTCGACCGGGTCATAAATCATTACATCACCATTGACTCGTTTAACCACGAGTTTCAATAGAGCATGATTTAAAGTATCAGTTGACATATTTATTCCATCCAAAATAGTTCATACTTATCATTCTTTACAAGATCATCAATTTCACCATATGATTGAAATTCACGCATTTCATATTCAAATGGATTCAACATAGTTTCATTAACATACTTTTTTATATTGGATAATGGTGTTGTCATATATGAAAACATCATTGGATCCTGTTTGTAGTAAAAGAATATAAATTTACAAATATCATTGGTAACAATAGATATTGGTACCAATTTATTAATCAACATAACATTCTTTATTCGTTCTACAAAAGTCAAAGAATGAAAGTAATCACACTTTAATGTTATTTTATCCACTCATTCATCTCCATCAAGAAACTTCTCAAGATCATCAGGATCGATTTCAAGACATTCGACGGAGGATCTAAAAGTCTTTACAAAGTCTTTTTCAACTGTTCGGTTGCGGACGGATTCCTTCTTAAATGATCCACCATCACTAACACTATTCTTCTTGTTGTAATTGAAACTTTTACCCAATTTTAATACCTCAGTTAAATTCTATTAGTTTATATACATCAGAATAATTCACACCATTCAATTGATCTGCTACATCATCTGCCAATTCCTTTTCAGTAAATTTCAACCATGTAGATTTTATCTTAATATCAACCACACTGTATATATCATCTTTGTTTTCTACAATAAATGACTTTCGTTTAAACTTGTTAGAAAATTTACTGTTCATTTATATGTTCTTTCATTCTCGACAAACACTCATTATATATCGTCTGATCTGACATTAAAATATTTATATTACTTTCTACCGATTTAGCAAAAGATTTGAAGTCCAATAGGTCATCATTTTCATACATTTTATAGATTGACAAATACACAAAATGTAATACATATAATATTGCCTCGTCTTTTGTAAATTCTTTTTCGGATGTCTTTTCATTATTATGTTTAGATAATATAAATGTAAACATTGAAGTAACAACAAGCAAAACACCAACCAAAAGTGATAGAGTCATTATCGTAATTGCTGTATTCATATAATTCCAAAAAAGATAAATATTAATATAACACAAATTATAGGACAATAATATGGACGGATTCTTCAATATGTTATCTACAATGTCAACCACATTTGAATGGTGGCAGGTACTGATATTTATGACTGTTCCAATTGCCAGTTACATAATATATAAGATAATATTAAAGCAGTCAAACATTAAAGAACATAAAGAAAATTTAGAAATATGCGAAAGGAAACATACCACATCAATAGAAGTTATAGACAATTTAAAGACTAATATTTATAAACTGAGAGAACTGGAAAAAGAGCATTCTAAAAATGTTGACGATTTAAAAACATTCTATACAGTAAAAATAGAAACAAACACCGAGGACCTAATCATCAAGATTGGTGATATACTTGATCTTTGGTTTAAAAACAATATTTTAAATTCAGAAGATTTCATATTATCGACAAGATGTAAAGATTGTAAGAGAAGAAGTTTTTATTCGGCAAAAGATAATCTCAGAATGACATTGAAAGATACCATTAGAGCTACATTCGTATCCACGGAGATTTCACGAACTGGTAACATGACAGAAAAAGAGATAGGTCTATTCATAGAAAATCAGCAAATTAAAGTAAAGAAGAAGATCATGGAAACCCTTGACCTGTATTACATCATACAGGAGGACATAAACAAATACACATACGAAACAAACTCTTCTTTGGATAAAACTATACATGAGGTTAATGATGTAGTGGATTCTATATTTAGATATATGCTATCGGTGGAACAGGCATTACAATTAAAAATAATTGAAACGACAGAAATCCACAATTCTAAAGTAAATATTTTGATGGGTAATGTCGAATGAAATATTTAAATATTAAAAAGGAATTGACCATCTCAATTCCAAAAACCAATTTAACAAAAAAAGACACCTCAATATTATCGGACATGATTGGTGTATTTTATAAAGACTCAGAACATACACCAAATTTAATAAGTAGTATTTCAAACGAAATTCTAACGAACGGATTCAAATATTCAAAAGCAAAATCCGATATAAAAATAAACACATTCATAAATGACGAATGTAAATTATGTATAATAATGGAAAACGAGTGTACAAAAACTCAGGCAAAACAACTTTCAAAATTTATATCGTATATGACATCCACAAAAGATTATGATAAATTGTATTTGGATAGATTAAATTTTTTAACTAAACATGAAAATGAAAGTAAGTCACAGATAGGTATTATATCATTGATAAATATGTATGATTGCTTTGTCGATATAAAAATATATGATGAATCGAACCATCATTGCGTCACAACAATAATAACTATGAACGTTTGAGGATGAAATGATAAACAACGAAAATTCAAACATAAATTTTGAAAACAATGTATTGAAGATGGTTGGTGAATTTAGAATGCCATATCTCAATGACTACAAAGATATAAAAATATATCTTTGGGATTTGATAAAAAAAATAGATACATCAATGATGTTGACAATCGACATATCAGAAGTTAAATATATGAATTCATCCGCCCAAGCAATTTTGAATATGTTTGTATTGGAATTAAAACGAAGCATTAATACAAAATTAAAAATATCTATAAAAGGATCATCCGAATTTGAATGGCATCAAAAATTCATAGACATCTTCGGTAAACTATGTAGAGGTAATATTACATCATATATAGACAATGAGCCTTATGTTTGTAGTTCTCCATTTGACAATAGTTGTGGATGGACGGCAAAAAAATAGGACACCCGGTTTCCCGAATGTCCCTAGCACCAACCTCTAAACAAAATTCAATGTCACCTCCGAGTGATATTGTATCATTCATCAATCTATTCATTTCAAGAAATCTTACCTTCTCATTCTCAAAATATGTTTCCATAGAAGCCACTAATTTAGTTCTAGCATTGATGTATTCCTTATCCATAGCAATACGGAAAACCATATCATCAAGAACCTTAATAATTATTCCGGCACGAAACATAGCAAAAACACCCAACATAAGTGCTACAATTTGAACTATCAACATAATCATTGTTGGTGTCATCATCAGTATGGACTCCTATCACCTGTAAGAACTTCTGATTGTTGTTGAGGACTCATGTTCCTTTTATAAGCCTTTTTACCATAAACATTCTCATAACAGAAACCGACTATATCAAAGTTCCTTCTGTTGGATGGTGAGAACTGACGTTCCCATTCCATCTTTCCACACTTTGGACATTCCTGTAATTCATCAAAATGCGCCAAGGACACATTCTTCTCACCTTCTTCACCACAATCTTTACATATAAAATTATACGTCGGCATCATAAACTCCTATCAATTGTAAGCCTCAATCTGTCCAGGCATTGGGGCGGGTATAAACAAATCATCATTTCCTGTTGAATCAATACTGGGTACATCAGTCATTACACCTTCATTCACATATGAATCTTCGGTGGCGTCCAATAAAGAACCGACCTTACCAAACAAATCATTAGGATCAACCCCTTCATTGATTGGTACATATCTTACATTTAGAATATTACCCTTTGTATCGGTTTCTACTATTTTCTTTACTTTAGGTTTGTTGGGTTTAATAACAACAATTTCCTCTTCCACAATATCATATTCCGATTCAACATTCCTATTTGGTCGCCTCGACAAGACGGACGGTTTGACAATTCGGGATGGTCTAGCATTGGAAGGTTTGATTGCCCTTTGTACTGGTTCGGGTTCCATTGGTCCCAAGTTTTCTTCGGCAATCATTTTACCTTCAAAATCTTCAAGATAAGAATCCAACCCCTCAAGAAACGATTTTTTCATTTGTCAATCTCCTATTGATCCAATTGGTTTTTCAAATAATCTACATCAAGTGTAAACAGTGTTACAGGCTCTTTTCCTTCGGAACCAAATAACTTCAACTCAATCTCTTGTCGGGACTGATCGTCCTTGAATATATTCAATAGAGGATTGGCAGTATTCAAAGCCTCTAATATCTTCTTTCGACCATCATCAGACAAATCTTCGTAAATTATCTTTACTGATTCAGAAGAATCTTCTATTATATATGTATCTAGTTCATTTAGTATGGACATATCATTTCCTTTGTTATTGTGCTGGTGTCGGAGTAGGTTTAGTATCCATATTTAGTTTCTTCAATGCTTTGTAAAATTCTAAAGAATCTGTAAATATATAAATCATAATCTTTGTTAATGTCTCATTATCATTTGCCGATGATGTTACAAGGTCTTGTAAATTCTTATAGTCATTTACATCCCCACCGTATTCGTTACCGGTAACTTCATCATAATAAAACAATGGAACCAAATCTTTACTGACAAGATCGGCATTCATGGCATCCATAACCTTTAACAATTTCGTGGCATCAATATCATCACCATACAGTGATAACATATTCCTAGCACCTTGATCGATAGCGTGATTTTTATATTCCACCTCAGTGGGGGCTCTGTAATTTTTACTTTTACCAGTTTTTACATTTTTAGCAACCTGATCTGCTACCTTTTTGGCATTTTTAGTGGCATTTGTTTTGGCATCTTCTATAACCTTGGGATTATTTTTCATTGCCAATTCTAATTTAGCCTTGCTGGCCGCATTTCTATTTGAAATTGTTTCAACAGATTTGATGGCATTCTTAAAATCTAAACCAAACAAAGTGGAAATATATTGAGCACCAAGCTTATTTGCCGTAATCACATATGTCATTTTGTTTGTTTTTGTCTTGTCATCAAATGTAGCAAATGTAATAAATACGATCATAGGTGATTGAAGAAGATTTCCAATACCAGAATCTATCTTGATTGACTTATCACCCTTCATCTTAAATATCATTACATTCGTTACTTTGGTACCTTTTGGCTGATCGGTTGGGTTTTGTGTGGTAGCAGGAATTTCCGTTTTGTCATCCTGTACTAATGGTTTTGGTGGTTCACCTTTATCCCATTCACCGGTAATAGAATTATATGTTGATACAATTTTAGAACCTATTTTGAAAATAAAATCTTTACCCTTTTGAACAATACTTTCACCGGCCTTTGTATCCACAACAAGGTCACCGATAGGTGTGTTGAGATTTCCTGTTACATCATCAATGTAAACTTTACCAGGTTTGCCCTGTTGTATATTAGTTTCTGTCTGGGTTTCAACAGGAGTTTCTTGTTTTGCTTTATTTGCTTCCTGTTTTGCCTTTAAAACTTTGGCAGCGTCTTTTGCCTTTTTCTTCTGCGCGGCGTTTAGCGGTACATTACCTGCCTCATATATTGTAGATTCATCAACTTCATCCACATAATCTTCATGTGCCCATTTAACAAGGTCCTTCTCGACAGCAGGATCGATTGTCATTTTCATTTTACCATCAGCATCTTTACCAGGAATCATACCGGGGAATATACCGGCAACAACCGATTCAGTTTTATTCCTTTTCAAATCGTCCGAAAATGCTCTAGCGGTTGAAGCAAATGTTGTGGTATTGACCTTTACAAAATTCATAGGGAATTCTTTAATCATATTGGTTGTCAACTTAACAGGCTTTCCCTGTTTCAAAGTGGCAATAGCCTTTCCAACCAATCCAGCAGCCCCACCAACAACAGCCTTAGCCGCCCCACCAAGATTTCCCTTTTCACCGTATCCTGTACTAATTTCAGTCAATTGTTCTGATTCATAAAAGTCTTGAAAATTTTGTATTGCCATTTTTACTCCAAATGATAAATGTGTCAACTGTATTTATGAAAATGGGAACTCGGTTAAAAGTTCCCATCTTCAAACAATCAAATTGACATCACATATACTGAACGATCTCAGCAACACGACTCTTTGACATACCGACACGATCTGCGAGTGATCGGGTAGAATACTTTCCGGTCTTATAAAGATCGGCAATCACATTATTACGAGCATCGTAGTTCTGTGATTCTGTCATACGGGTGATGTCCCTCTTCGATACCTTTGTTACGTTCTTAATCATAAACAAACTCCTTGATAAAAATAAACACAATTCAATTAAAGGATTATTCAAAAGGAATATTGATACTGAACTAGTATTAGATCAATAATCCGTAAACGAGATTTACTCTATATTAACAGAACGTTTCTTAATGTTACTCTCGGCCTTCATCGGAATGGTTATCTTTACAATTCCATTCTCAACACGAGCCTTGAGTTGTTCAACATCAAGAACATCCGAAAGATTCCAAGCAAATTTGAATGAACCGTTTTTAATCTTTTTACTAATATACTTCCAACCAGATGTTTCTTCCTTCTGAGCATCATAAGACACGGTGAGGATTTCTCCATCAAGATCAATCTTGATCTGTTCCTTATCAATACCCCCAGCGGCGATATCAATTTCAAGAACATCATCATTGTGTTTAATGTCAACAGGATAATCAATCTTGGCATTGTAACATGAATTCCAACCAGCACTTCGGTTGAAAACATCCTTAAATAGCAAATCTTCAAAATCCTTAAAGATCGCATCAAAAGGAACAGACGGAACCACAGCGGTTGTGGAATAAGTAAACATACATACCTCCATTAGGATGGTTTAACAAAATGAATACCCGTTTGGTGTATTCCCATAAATCTATTTATCATTCTCAGAATTGATGATATCTTCCACAATAAGTTTGGCATCTATCTTCAATTCATTTATTCCCTTTTCGTTACATTCAATATAACAAAATTCTTTAAAGTCGTCAAGTGATGTATTTGATATATGATTGTAATCTTTTAGTTCATATATAGGTCTTTCAACCTTAATGGATATAACATCAAACCATTCAGATATTACACCCTCATAAAACGATTCAATCTCATTTGGAAATCTAACATCTGTCAATATGACAACATCATATTTTCCATAATAATCAAATGTAATCTTTTCCTTGATATCATCAATCCAATATGTATCAGAAATTCTATTACGAATAATGTCCGTACCATAACATTCAAGGAGTGATCTTGTCAGTGGTGTCTTTGTCTCGTACCAGTTCTCTGCTTTAATTTTAAGAGATTCTATGAGAGAGTCAATGTATCTTTGGTGTTCACCACCATTATGGTAAGCGGATGTTGTGTTGTACATCGATGATGAAGCAACACGAAGTTTCTCCAATTCATTATTCAATACATAAGCAAACGAACTAAAATCCTTTTCAGACCTTCTCTTCAATTCACCAGCAAGCATATCTTCAACAACAGAATAACCAAGCGATGTAAATTCGTTATTGATTAAAGTTGCGAAAGTGTTTTTACCACTCTGTTTCTTACCACACATTAATATCAATTTAGGTTTCAACATCGACTCCCATCAATACATCATTTATAAATTCGGTTCTATCATCAAGAAGAAGTTCAACAGATGTAATATAACCTAATTTATGTAAGTGAACAAATGATTTTATTAAATTTTTGGCACTATTAGGTAGAAAATTTTTAAAGAATCTATATCTACTACCTATACGTGATTTGAATACTTTAAATTCAATAATATCATATTCCAATTCCGACACCACATAATCAATACAACTCAAATAACCCCGAGTCACAAATCGTTCAAAGAAATCTCTTTGTGATGTTTTATCCCAAGGTCTAAGTTTCATTAAGTAAAGGGCGATATCTTCTTGTGTATTCAAAACACATTTCTTGATAACATTCCCTCTACCTGTACAATTGTAATTAACAGATTCGATGTATGATTTCAGTTTTTCCAAATCAGCATAGATCGTGCTGTATTCATACACCTTATCATGTATATTTGTCATTCAACAATAAGTCGAGGAGTTACGTCCTTATAGTCAGAAACAGATTCACTAATAAGAACCCCATTAACAATCTTTATCTTACCACAACAACAAGAGATATCTGTATCTTCTTCAATAATCACACCACAATAATTACACTTGAACTTATTCTTAATTATCATTCTAACCTCATATGGTTGGTTTTTTATTTGACCCATGAATATACTTTTTCAGTATATCCTTTATTTGTTCTTCTGATAAAACCTTAATGTATTCATCAACCTCTCTAACACCAATTTCGTAATACTGAGAAATGAATATTTTTTCATCAGCATTCAATTCCTTGGTGCCCTTTATATATTTATCATATGTATTTCTATTTGGCAAAGAATCTCTATAAAAAATATATTGAGATGATATAGGAACATCACGTGATTTATTCATCTCATTCACAACAAAAATATAAAATTCTGTCATAGATAACATTCTATTCACAACATAAGGTGAATAGGATTTACGAACCTCATCATCCGTAAAATCCAATTCATCCTTTGTACTTTTAATACAAGTCATTATTTCAATCAAATTCATTAGAGTTCAATCTCCACTACATTTGTCTTGGACGATGTATCCAAAGATTCCTTTGTAATTGGAAATGTAATCCCTTCGGATTTCAAAAGATTTACATACTGTTCATATTTTGTTTTGACTGTACCATCATCATTAATCCAACGAGAAGACTTATGATATGTCAAAATATCAGCAACACAAACAGAATATCCGGCAGTTATACATCCTACACAGGCATCAAAAGAATAGAAATCATCATCAGGTATATTTCTAAAATTTATAATACCTCTCTTAATCAATGATGCCCTAACGGCAAAAAATGATTTGTCTACAACAACGACATTATCATAGAATCCAGGACCTGAACCTACGATTGTATGTTTACCACTTCCAACCATCTGACCATCAGATTGGATGTAATGACCACAACCAAATTCCATAGTATCTTCTGTCAAATTCCGTGAACCCATAATACCTACAACACCAACATCACTGCGAGTTGTAAATACCTCTCGGAGTTTCTCTTGATATTCCATATCGACAATATTAAGGTCTTCATGTACAAACACCACAACATCATCGTCAGCAAGATCAGTGTTAGATATAGCGGCCGTAACAGCCGCATAATATTTTTCTGATTTAGTCTTTGGAATACCTTGATCATCAGCAACACACATATACCTGGCTTTACTTCTATTAAGAGTAATGCCTATATGAGAATCAAATACAGTCTTATCCCTAACAGGGATCGCAAACAAAAATTCCATATCACACTCACATTATGTTAATTAGGTCCAACATACACGCACTGAAATTAATCTCTTTATCAACAACTTGAGAATTCCAAAATTGATATTGTGCTATAAGTATAATTGCCTGACCCCGGCATTCCTTATTCATTCGTGGTACAAGATTATCAAAAATGGCCCTATACAATTCATCAAAATTATAACTCTTCTGAATTATGTATTCTCTAGCCTTTGTGAACTTCTTATTGATTATCAATTCATAGAGTTCATCATCAATAGATTCATAACTAAAAATATCTTTACTTATGATACCATTTTGTTTAGAAAATTTCTGAAGAGTGTTAAGTATACGACGCATATCAGGGTAATGGACATCACAAAGTTTCTCAACGGTTTCAGTATCATATTCAACAACCTCTTTCGTCAATATACCACACACACGCTTAACAATTCGTTCTTGTTGTGATTTACGAATCTTTTCATCAGAAAAATTGAAATCAATTATCTGAAGTCGGGATTTCAGTGGTTCAATAATTTTTGTTTGATAATTACAAGTAAGAATGAATCTACATGAAGCATGAAATTCTTCAATAGCAGCTCGAAGTCCCTGCTGGAGATTTACAGAAGCACCATCAAATTCATCAAGAATGATCGCCTTCTTTTTATCTTCAAATGACATTGAAGACGCAAATCGTTCTATCTTTGTTCGCAATGTATCAATACCATTTTCACTTGATGTATTGATATACAGATACTCCATTTCAAGATCGTTGACAATCGCCTTTGCCGTGGATGTTTTACCACTTCCCGGTTGAGCAGAAGCAAACAAAAGATTTGGTATTTCTTTTTCTTCGGCAAACTTCTTAAACATATTTTTGATATTTGGTGGAAGAACGAGACCATCAATTGTTGATGGTCTGTACTTCTCTACCCACAAATACGAATTAAGTTTCTTCGATTTGTTTTCGGTAATTTCACTCATCGGCGAATTCATCCTTTGATATCTTTTCTTCCATGTTAGTTAAAATAGCATCGGCATTCTTCAAGAGAAACTTACCCATCTTTCTCTTTCCATCACGACTGAGATTTGACATTTCCAACTTCTTGGACAGGTCATCATTCTTCAACTTTTCCTCAAGTGTCATCTTTGGAAAAATACACTTACACGGAATTGGTTGTTTAGTCTTAGCATCCTTTGCCGTAAATCCCCGACCATAACACTTAGAACAATTCTTCTTAGGTGAATCATTCAATTTGAATCCCATCTGATCTGCCTGGGCCTTCATAATTTCAAATTCGGTTGGTGGAGCAACATCAACAACAGACACCTTATTGGTTGTCGTATCTATGACAGCATGAACAGGTGTAGGGGCCTGATACAAACCATTTACAGGAACACTAACACCATCATCATCATCATAAATGTTGTCAACCACTGGGTTGACAACATCAGAAATCAGATCGATTTCTTCACTCATCATGCTTCCTTCTTTCTGGCAATGTAAATGTCAAGGGATGTATCACCGGTTGTAACAAGAGATACCTTAATACGTCCGGGATTCTTTACCTGAAACTTATAAGAACCGGATGGAATCTTGTTAATCTGATCAGCGATAATATCAAAATCAAAAGCATCTTCTGTTTCGGAAACCTTCGTAAGTTCAACCCTCTTCTCAAAAGCATTATCAACACCGTTACTGTATACCTTGATGGTTACATATCCATCTTCATGCGATACCATCTTGATGTATGAGGCATTGATAAGAGATATCATCTTGGTCAGTTCTTGAATAATCTTCTGATCAAGTGTAAATTCATAATCCCAATCAGCAAACGATACATTCTTAGGTCGGTGTGTTTTAAGAATCTCTACATCCGACAGATTGTAATTCAGCTTTGAATTGTCCCCGGTAAGACAAATCTTATTATCCTTAATTGATAGAGATGGAATATCTGTTCCATTCTTGAGTGTTGTATAGAATGAATAAAATTCCACAAAATTATAGAATCCGATTTCTTCTTCAACACCAAACGATTCCTTTGTTGTATTAAGATCATATACAAGTGACTTGTTAGGATCACTCATCTTAACATTGATCTTGTCTTCATCGGGAACCACGATCACAGACTTGTTAATCTTTGTCAACTCATTGACAAGGGTCATAAAAGAATCGGAATACTTCACGGACATAGAAACTCCTTTTGTTGTTTTTAACTTAATTCAATATGTCAAATGGATTTAAAGTAATCAACCCTTTTTGAAAATTAATACCGGTTCATATTTACAAACCCCATAACCTTCAACATACACTTTATTCTTCATTTTTCTATCGGGAAGTTTGTCAGGATTATTACCAATACCCTTTGACAAAATCATCTTATGAGTTTCAATGTATTTGAATCCACATTCTTCTGCCAATCTAATCGTATCTGCCTCAAGGGGTAGATATGTATGACCCTTCTTACTCTTTCCTATAAGAAGATCGGCAATGTTTACAAGGAAATAAGTATCATCCTTGAGCATCTTCCACGCCTCACCACAGAATGGTTTGAGGAATGTTTCGACCCAATCATCATAAGAGCATCCCTTGAAACTCTGATTGTCATCATCAGAATATCTTTCTCTATCAAAATATGGAGGTGATGTAAATGCCATATCAACCTTACCAACATATTCGGGATATACCTGTGAGAATATTTGACATGGTTGAATTGACTTAAGTGCCGTAACCCTACCAGTCAATGGGTACACATTCTTATTCCAAAATTCATAAATCATACCAGGATCTGTTCTATCACTTTCAGGATCAGAAGCAAATCTAAGTCGTCCATTATATGTATGGGTGTTACTGTTTACATCCGTACCAATATATGTCGTTTTCTTATCATGGTACTTTGAACATGAAGCAGCCAAGAATCCGGCAAGTCTTCCTGCCCAACCCGAACAAGGATCCATTATAACAATCTCATCCTGTGATTTAGCATTCGGAATATAATTCTCATAAAGATACTTCGACATTACAGGAGGAAAATTAACAACAGATTGATTACCACCACCAATTTTAATCACCTGAAAATAACCAGGCAGTATTCTATCATCTATCAATCTTCGCGACCACATATCATGTAGTTTGTTGGCATACGAATTTGAAACATATTCAGATTCATAAAACCAATTATGGAAATCAAAATAAACTTCTCGGCGAGCGGACACCAATTCAAGTTTGCGATCAGGATGTATATCCTTTATTTTTTCTTTGTACTGGTTATCCATTTCAGCAATAAGTAGATCAGCAATCTTTGTCAAATTTTCTTCAGTGTCAAATCCTTGACGCATGATAAGAAATGTTGGAAAGGTCATACAATACAACCCCATCCGATTCTTTTCGGGCAAGGTCATTGTACGGAAGATATGGTGGAACCATTTACGATCACGAATAGAATCGACAACAGATTCACCATTCTTAGCACCACCAACACCAACATCCCACATTTCAGGAAACCATAGATTTATTCCTGAACCAAATTTATTGAAATTTAGTATTCCATCGTCACTCTCTACATCATCATTTACAGTTTTACACTTAGATGATGATACATCGAGTTTGTAAAGTTTCTTGAATGTGCCAGCAACATCTGAAATATTCTTACCGGTAGATATAAACATTACTTGCTTATGTAGATCGTAATTGAACAACATATACTTTCGTAGTCGTTCAGCAGTATCATAATACTTCTTACTTTCTTCCGGTGTAAAGTCAGAATACTTCTTTAATATTACTTTACCATTTTCTATTTTAATGTTGTTCAGTTCAGCGATTGTTACATTAACCCGGTGGTTGTCAATCAGTGGATTTGTGGAGTTAATAGGATCATACCATTTACGGTTGTATTCTTCAAATTCAACGAAATCTTCAAGCATCATAAACCTTTCAATTAGTTTTTTCCGGTAGAATTGAATCCACCATCACCCCTATCCGTATCCTTAAATATAACATTTTCTTTTAAAGTAGGCAATAGAACTGGAACAGGAACAAGTTGAGCAATCCGTTCTCCAATCTCCAATGTCTGAAATTTATTAGATTGATTTATTATTGCTATAAATATCTCACCTGTATAATTTTTATCAACAGTACCGGGAGTGTTGATTACTGTCAACCCTCTTTTGAAAGCTGTACCACTTCTTGGCCTAATTTGAAGTTCAAATACCATATCAAAATTATACTGAAACATTATTAGTTGAGGAGTTTGTACATCGATATATGCCCGAATTCCTGTACCCACAAGTATTCTATCACCAGCTTCAATCATCAAATCTTTACATTCGTGTCTGTATGAATCGTCAAATGAATATTCCGATTCTGTAACACCGTTCTTCAAATAACCCTTTACGAATCTATGAATGAATAGATCAAATCCCGAATCGTTAGGATGTTGCTTTTCGGGAAGTTTGGCATCGGGAAATATTTTTTCTATTACTAAATTTGGCTTAGTCATTATGTTCTCTTGTTAAAAAAGTTTGTAATCAACGCATTGTATGTAGCATATCGGGATTCCATCGTTTCCGACAAACAAGAATTATAAATGTTACATGGTTTAAATTCGGGACAACCTGATCGATATACACAATTAGGAACAAGAACCGATCCCAACACATTATATCTGAAATCTTCATGTTCCATCAATTTCATTTTTAATGATAACATCCAATAGAATGTATCAGACGAACAACTACCAATACACAATCTTTTTCTTGACATATCAATCAATGCCTGTATATTGATATCCATCATATGATTTACAGGATTGTCAAGACTTCTCGGTACACCGGTCCTATCTTCTCTTGATGTTGTCACATAAGGAATTGAATGTACATGACGAGCAAAATGAACTGATGTTGGATAATACATATCAGTAAAAGTTATACGCAATGTCGCTGAACGAATTGGTGAATGTTCAGATATCAAATATTTAAAATATGTTTTGGGTGACATTATCGATACATCGGAAGGTTCACATTTTTTGTGAATTGTATTCATAGCAGCTTGTTTAATATCAAAGGTTACATCATCATTCAAAAATCTAAATTCAATACGATCACGATAATCATTATTAGACATGGTTACCTTTCATCTCATAGTAGAAACTGAAGAAAGTTTTATATTTAATATTTGTTGAAATCAAACCAAAACGAACCATATGTATTACATCTCGCCTCTTTCCAAACTCTTCTGCCTTTTTAATTATATAATTTTTAAAGTCAATAGAATTCTTTTTTCCTTTTTCTGATGTACATATATCACAAGCGGGAACAATTAAACTATCAGCATCTAATGGATTCACTTTAGATAATACATATAAATTCGGATTCAAATCACAACCACAATAACCACAACGACCATCAAATTTGTCATAGATATCCGACATACAAACACCTCACGATACGGTTACTTTAATTTCCATATTAAGCAATTTAACTATTGAACAGTCAGTAATCGTTTCAGCAAAAGAATGAACAAGTAATAAATCAATGTTAAATTCTGTCGGTTTCACATCCACATATAATATATTACAATTGTTTGAAGTATCAAAGGATAATGATACACTCATCATAGGTTCTGTTATATCACGTTCTATATAAAAAAGTTTTAAAGACCTAGCAATACAAGAACCTACCGACATAAACAAATAAAGAATAGGATCAATATCCTCCGGTTTCTTCTTACACGATCCACAATTTACAGTAACTGGATAACAACCAGTAATAGAAAGTATTTCAGTCACATATATTCCTTAGTTTAAAATGTCACAAAAAGTGTTATCTTTTTGTGACATTGTTTTGATTATTTTAATTCACAAGCCCCACCAGCACAGGCAGATTCCGAAACGAATGTAACATTATTATTATCTTCTATCACATTCGTCAAGTCTATCATTTTCAGTTGTGATATTCTCGACTCATATTCTTCTTTTGTACAATCCTCAAATGGTGTTTGATAATAATGACCACCATCAAACGGAAGAACTGACAACCCATTGTAATACTCTTTGTTGTCCCACAACCAATTACCTATCGTTTCCCATTCATCATTTTTGATTGAAACTGTACAACTGGAATTATGTGTATTATCTCCTTCAATGTGTCCATGTCTAATCCATTCTTGATTTATTCGTTTCACCCTATTTAGTAAATCGATTGGTGATTCATAACGAAGGGTGGCATCTTTTGGTGCCTTGATAGGAAATTCCATAATTGCCTGTTTTGAATTCATAACATCATCAACAACAAGATTAGGAACAACATCAACAAGATACTTATATAGAGCCTCATCCTTACCAAGACGAATTCTTCTAATGTAATAATCATTGTGCCAAGCATGGATTCCCGAAGATGAACCAACAACACAACTTACAGTACCTTCAGGTTTAACACAGGTTGTTCGTAATGCTGGCTTAACATTTATCAATTTAGCAACCCTAATATTCTCATCAACAACCGCTTTAGAACCGGATTCAAGATTCCAAATCAATTTGTTTGAAGCGATACCAGTCATAGAAACACCGAGTAATGGTTTCTTTTCACAATTATGTCTCCACTTATCCCGAAGGAAATGGAAATCGGTATAAGATGATTGTAGAGTTCCAATGAATGATGCTGCTTTACATCTTTCAATAAAATCATTTTCATCTTCTACATCAGAAACATTTACGGTTGTAAGATTACAGAATGTACAATCCTCAAGTGATGCCTCTACACAAGGGTTGTAACCATATTCAAGATTATTTGTCCATATGATTGCGGGTTCACCCGTACCAGACATTTCAACCTTTTTCCACAGTTCCATAAATTCTTGTTGAGATATTGAATCTCTTTTTATAAGCATAGAGTTGTTAGAACGGGCACGTTGTTCGTTCAACTCATACCAATTACCATATTTACAGGTGATCATATCTTCATCATCAGGTGAGAAAATAGCGATACAGGCCGATCTACGGATTCCACCAGCCAAGACAGCATTTGCTATATAACACAATATATCATGGCATTCCAATGTCTTTAGTTTGATACCTTCACCACGTTCAGATATTGCCCTGTCAAGAATCTTTCGGATATTGTGATGACAATCCTTTAGAGGTTCCGGTCCCGGTGCCTTACCACCGGCAGTAATAAGTTCAGCACCCTTTGGTCTGATTTCTCTATAATCAAATATCGGAGCAGGCTTTCCCCGCATATACGATTTGATTAGCATTTCAATTGACAATGCCCACCCGGTAATAGAATCCTCAATCAGATATTTTCTATTCTTTGTGGGTGTATGTATTTCAGGCAATGAATCCACATGATGTTTCTGAACGGAATAACCAACACCAACACCTTGAAGTAACAATAACATTGCCTCACCAAAAACACGCCAATCATTTATATGTACAAATGAGCAATTGTATATTCTACTATTCTGAATCTCAATTGGTTTGCCACCAAACTGAAGTGATCTCATAGAAGGAAGAACCTTCTTATTTAGTACGTATTGATATACAGAATATATTTCTGCCTCCATATGTGGAAACCTATCAATATGAAGTCTCATATTTCTATATACAATTTCCTCCCAAGTTTCACGCCTCTTGAGTTGTGGAATATATTTTGCGTACTTAGAAAATACAGTCACATCACTCAAAATTTTAGTAGATACTTCATCAATCATTTGTTACCCCGTTGGAATATTTCTTTTTCCGTAAACAATTTAAATGTCATGTTTTTGCTATCACAAAACTCTTTTGCGAATTTCCATTTACTCATATTCTTTATATATAATTCCAAAGAAGCTTCGTATTTTTTTGATGGTTTTTTCGGTTGTTTTGGTGGCATAGTTTGATCGTATGGTTTTATTTCAGCCAAATATCCCATGATGGAACCATCTTCCATCTTTATACTGAATATCAGATCAGGTATATATCGTCTCCATATTGGAGAACCATCGGATGTCGTATTATAAAAATATGGAATGGAAAATGGCTCAGATGCCCAGTTGACAACATTCTCACTATGGTCTAAAAAATTAAACACCCTCAATTCAAAACTACTTCTATATATTGGATCATGCTTACCAACATATTTAATAGGATTGACTGGGGTGTAAGTTCCCTGTGTATATGGATTCTTTTTAGTCACGATAGAGATTTAATTAGATTTGAAATTTTGTACCAATCTTCAAGATGTTTCTTCATTTTATTATGAAGAAAAAATGGAGTAACATTTTGAGAATCTATGGGTGATGTTTTATAAGATTCAAATACAGATTTGATTGAAGTTTTAATATCAGAAGGTATCAATGTCAAATCAATCAACTGTCTATTGAGTTTGTATTTGTTCTCAACATCGGTTCGTTCAGGCTCACTAAATGAATTAATGTACGATTCAATACCCTCAGTAAGTATCTTCTCGGCCTTTACAGGACCAACCAACCTACGAATTCCTGTAATGTTATCAGATGAATCACCCGACAGAATTTTTATTTCCAATTGTTTTGCTGGGTTGATAGGCTTCAGATATGTCTGCTTTATCAGATCCCACTGTTTGATATTCTTATTGGTTGTCAATTGGGTTAAATCAGAATCACTAGATACTATTGTCACCTGTGAATTTTTGTAAATCTCATTACACATAACAGCAATAATATCATCTGCCTCGGCGCGGGGAACCTGTAAAAACATTATGTTGGAAAACATAACCTTCATACTCTCATTCAACTCACGCATCACACTACTAAATCGTTCATGGTTGAGTTGAACCTTACCAGTCGATCTATTCTTCCTATTTGCTTTATAATCGGGATAGATATCATATCGCCAAGATTTAGAATCCATAGCAACAATAACTCTATTTGGATCAAACTTCTGAATTGTATTAAAGAATGATGCTAACAGATTATGCTTAGTCAATTGAAAATCAAAATTATCTTCGGGCGAACCAAAGATGGTAGCAAACACACTTCGATACATCATATTAGACCAATCAACAATCAATATCTTATCATCATACGAATCGGTCGATGGAGCATCAAACGAAAACATATCATCAGTATCAACAGCATAATCGGTGGCAAATTTACTCAATTGTACTCTCCGTAAGGTGATTCACATTGTATATATTAAAAGATAATATATTAAAATTCAGTACACAAAATTGAAAATCTATACTAGGTTTGTGATCACCATCATACAGGTCCATAGAAAAATTCAAATTGAAAAATGTCACACCATCAGTAAAATGTTGATACTTACTAAACATGATAACATCAAGTGAAAACTTCTTCGTCAATTTACTTGTAAACCAAATCATACAACCCTCTCTATGAAGTTTCGGACTAATACATTTTCTTTATTTGCTTTAGAAACTGAATTGAATATCTCTATTCTCTTTTGATGTAAATCTTTTAGATTGTATATACCTCTTCGCAAACCAATCTCTGTCTGTAACAATTTACAAATCCAATAAGCATCTATTATGTCTGCCTTGGGTGATTCAGAATCTTGTAGATGTTCGGGTATTACGGGCTTGTTTACATCAACATCAGACACGAACGCATCATTCATTTCAACCTTACCAGCCGTACCATTGAGAGCACCATACTTCTTGATTGCTGACGGCTCATAAATTCTTAATCTTAAAGTAATGTCATTAAGATATATCTTATGCTTCATCACTCCAGTAGACTCTGCTATGTCAAATACCCGACCAACTGAACCATAAGAATAACCTTCCATTCCGACATAATTAGAATCATCAGCAGAAATTTTACTATTAATAAAACTCATAATGTGATTGGTTATTATATCAAATTTTTCACATAGATTGTTATGACTTTTACTCAAAGCAATACAATGAATTTGATCAGCCTTTATATGTTTTGTTGTGGAACTGAAATATCTATAATCAGAGTCAACTACATTATGATCATTGTCAAGTCGTCTATAACAAACACCAGGCGAGTTCATTGAATAATCTATTCCAAATATGTTAAGCAAAATATATCCTATCTCCATAATTATCCGTAAAGAAACCATCAATTATATCAGAGGTCAACATTTCAATACCTTGACCATTCTTCAAAATGAAATCATTAACATCTTTTATACTTGATGTACTAAGATCATTTTCCCTAAGAAACAAACTCCAATTAAATACCTTATTTCCATCCTCTATGTTTTTTATGGATTGCTTTTTTCCGGCATCATCATTATCAAACATAAATCTTTTCAATGGAAATTTATCAATGTAACTATTCTTCACCTTATTCAAACCAGTCAAAGCAATAGAGTTCTCAACAAACATAGAATCTATTGGTCCCTCAAGTACGGTAACATATTTCGTTTTATCAACATTATAATAATTGTAAATGCTATTTCTATTTCCTTTTCTGCTTTTATAGCGAGGTGTCATCCAAGAATGATATGCTCGGCCTTGATAATAATATATCTTACCTTTATCATCATAAAACGGAATCACAATTCTATCTTTGTATTCACCACTTTCATCATAGAAAAATTTACTGTAAATCGATTCGGGTATTTTTCTACTCTTACAATAATCAACCGCGAAAGGGAAATTTGTAATCTTCTTAAAATGTTTTATTACAGATGATTCATCGTAAGCATCCTTAACACCAACATTCAATTGTACATCTGATTGTACATTGTCGTTTGTTACTATCTTTGCCATTATAGTTCTATATTCAGATGGAAAGTATTGTCGCAACCAATTTATTACATTCATTGATTTGCCACAATTATGACAATAGAACATCCAAGGATTATTCTTCTTTAGTATGAACCCTCGTTTTATATTTTTTCTACTTTCCGAATCACCACATATATTACATCGGAAATTAAACACCTCACCATTTTCATAAACATTGTCAAAATGAGTAGACAAAAGATAACGAATCTCGGTCTGTACAATCGGTGTATTGTTTATATTGGATAAAATTTTATAACTCATATTGACCCAATCGATACAAAAGGGGATGCTTTCACATCCCCTTTATTATTTAAATGTCATCGAAGAAAGAATCGGAATCATCAGCATCATCATCGGCAATCACAAACGAATCATCATCCTCCTCCTTTGCTTCCTTCTTAGGAGGTCGATCTTCGGTATCCTTACCTCGGGATGATTCCTTTCGTCCCTCCGGTTCAGACTTCTTGACACCAATAGAGATATCCGTAATCTCTTCAAATTTGGCAATCATAGATTCATCATCCATGAATCGATCCGGGTTGACATATTCAGCAAGATTGTACATCTGATCGGAAATCTTTTCCATGTACTCTTCGGTTCCAACAGGAGACTGATCATCTACAAAATACGCGGTCTCGTAATTGGGTGCTGTAATCTTCTCACCCTTGTCATTTGTAAAAGTCTTTGCCTTTGCCTTGAGTCGGAAATCGTGACCCTCAACCCAATCCCAAATATATGTTTCGGCACCATCATGGGCCTCGGCATATTCCTTATGGAATTCATCAAACTTATCGTATATCTGCTTTGTAAGATCGTAAAGAAAAACCTTACCCTCGTTTTCGGGATGACGAACATCCTTTATAACAAGAATGTTAATGATAAATCGTTGACTAGCAAGATAACGAAGATACTTACTATTCTCTTCCTTCGATGCCGTCTTACTGAAATTAAGCCAAACATAATCACAAATAGGACACTTCTTACGACCTATCTGCTTAGGACATGGAATGTTTGCCCAACCATGAATACCTCGGGGTGTATGGTTGAAATTTGTTGCCCAAGGTACATCAGTATCCTTTGACGGAAGAAAACGAATTGTTACATCAGCACTTCCAGTATCTCCAAGATCAATCTTGTAGAACCGTTCGTCCTTGCCCCCGGATGATCGACCAGTACTTTCCTGTACCTTCTTCATCACCGAACCCCAATCCTTCTTAAACTTACTGCTGATAGCCATTCGACACTCCTTTTTGTTGTTGGTCGATTATGTATGCCAATATCTTTATTCTATTATGAAATCTCTCCATCTCTTGACATAATATATCAAAAGATTTTAAACTACACAAGTTCTTTCTCCACAATGTGATGTATGTTGCCGGGGATATCTTTTCATTAATCACAAAATTATAAAGCAGATTTTCACCACTTTCTTCCACTTTAAAAAAATCCAATTCAGTCATTCCGGTTTCTTGTATAATCATGTTCAAGATAACCATATCATGTTTAATCGTATCGTTTGAAAATTTTGATTTGATTGACTTTATGTTTTTTACATTTATAGAACGTGTAGAATTTTCAATAAGCATCATATCATTATATACATAGAAAAACATTATATCGGAAAATGTATAAAGTCTACAAGATAATTCACTATAAATTTTCTTAATAGGATTTACACTATAATCCCTTGATCGTTTAAATAGTACAGAATGATATGCTACTGGATGATTTACGAATTCTCCGGTTTTAAGATATCGTTCAATATCTTTTATAAAACCGAAGATTCCGACAACACTCTCATCACCAGTCAAAGGATTCGGTTTCTTCAACATCATATTCATATTCTAAAGCAATCTCTTTCTTTAATAGATATTTTGTTATATCATCCAAAACATTAGAATAAATGAATTCTACATTCTTGTAGTGATTACAATATAATACAATTTCTTTAAGTGAAATATTAGTTTCTTCTGATATTGTTCTCACAACATGATTGAACATCATCTGATCGTTTGATGTTATCCTATCCGATTCAAGAATGTATCTAAGATTTTC